ATAACCTAGTTCGAAGCGTAGAAAGTAACTCATTTTGCACGCCAATCGCTTCTTCCACCTGGAGGCCTTCTTCTCCAATGGCCTTAAGCGCTGTCTTCCCGCTATTCTGAGATTCTTTTTCTGCCCGTAAAATCTCATGTTTATGGCCGTCTGAAATGGCTTGGTCGCATACGGGACACGCCTCATTCTCTTCAAAAAAGGTGATCCGTTTCCCGATGTCGCCGAGACGCGTTTGCCTATCTTGACTTCTGAGTAGTAGGTTCTGTTTCCTATCCTGTAGAGATCCGAGCCCGTCTTCGGCTTCAGATATTGATTCATCGAGTCCGACGCTAAGCTCACTATTCTTAGCCTGTAATTCATCGATGAACCCCTGCGATGCATGTATCTTAGATTCATATTGGTTCCTACTTTCATTTGTAAGAGCTGTAATATCACGAATATATTTGTTTTGTGTGTCGATTTTTGTTTTGTTTATTTCTTGTGTGTGTTCGATATCTGATAGTCGTTGTTTCAAACTATTTGATTTTTCTCTCAAAAGAACATTCATTTTTGAGAATACATTAATGTCAAGCAAATCTTCGATTACTTCTCTGCGTACCCATGCAGATAGCTGCATAAATGGAATAAACGAAGAAGAACCAAGCACAACAACTTGGTGAAATGATTTATGATTTAGTTTTAGAATATTTGCTTCTAAAATTTTTTGATATTCTTTTGAATGAGATGATTGATTAATCATCGTACCATTTTTCCAGATCTCAAATATTTGTGGTTTAATACCACGTACTACTTTAAACTGTCCTTGACCAATAGAAAACTCAACCTCAACCAAGCATCCTTTACCATTAATTGAATTAACCAATTGAGGTTTATTAATATTTCGGTGTGGCTTACCAAAAAGACTAAAGGATAATGCATCGAGCATAGTTGATTTACCAGCACCATTACCTCCTACTACTAATGTAGTTTTATGTTCGTTTAAATTGATTTCAGTAAATGTATTTCCAGCAGATAGGAAATTTTTATAACGAAGTTTATTAAAATTAATCATGCAACCTCAAGTGCTTGCGCTTCAATCATCAATTCGCGAACTTGATTTTTGATTTTATTCTTATCAAGTTCTGTTTCAACAGCATCAATATAAGTATCGACAATATCTTGTGTATCATCAAAGCTCATATTATCATCATCAACATTTTCGCCTATAAACTCACTAAAGTTTTCAGCAATTTTTAATTCGTAAATATCTCTATTTTGAATGCGATCAACAAAACGATCAAATGTAAATTGGTCTGCTTTATTGACTACAACAATCTTTACAAATTTATTATCTAAGTGCGAAACATCATAGTTATTATACTCTGTTTCGTTGTCATTGTACACTATTTTTTCAAATAAAGTGTATGGATTTTTAATTTGAGTAATCTCTCGTGTTTCGGTATCGATTACTGCAAAGTGTTTAGCTTCGTGCGCATCGTTCCAGAAAAATTCTAATTGAGAACCAAGATACCAAATATTGTCTTTCTTAGACTGTATATGATAATGACCAGTTAACACTTGCTCAAATCTTTTAAATGGTGCTGCATCTTGACCATGCTCATTTTTTAATCCACGCATTACTTCAAAACCTTGAAGTTCTAAATGACCACCTAACCAATCAGCTTTGCATTCAGCCACAAACTTCATTGATGATTGGTAATTTTCTGCATTAATCCAAGGCAAAAGAGCAATCTTCAATGAACCATATTCCATAACTGTAGGTTCCATTACAATATGGATTTCGTTCATATAATGGCCAAGACATTCTTTCAAAGAGTTTAAATCATTTGTATTTTTAAAATACGTATCATGATTACCTGGTATAATATCCATTTTCATACCATATTTGCGTAATGGATCTAAGAATACTTTACGATTGTGATTAAGAGCTTTAAAGTTTACAAATTTCCTGTGGTCATAATAGTCGCCCAAGTGTAAGATTTGTTCGATGCCGTTTTCTTGACAGTAAGGAAAAAAGATTTCTGAGTAAAATTTCCCTGCATTTTCGAGAAAGATTTCGGAAGAGTTACGTATGCCGCAATGTGTGTCATTTAATACTGCTACTTTCAAAAGAACCTACCTATAATACCAATTACTACATGATAACCCATCCAGCCTAAAAAGCCAAATACACATGCAAACAAAAGCATTTCAATACCATCGTGTGTAAGATAGTAATACTTTATTTTATTCCATAATTTTTTCATTTTAAAAAGTCCGATAAGTCTGAATCAACAGAGCGTGTTCTTTTTTTCTTCTTTTCTTCTTTTACAAATTCTTTTACTTCAACATCAACGTATCTTACTTTTTCAATGCGATCTCTGAGTGTATCGACAAAAGCGCCAACAACTTGTTGGGTCATTTCATCACCCATTTCGTTATCAACAAAGTTTTCAATGCCAGATTTTGTGAGGTATTTAATTTTAATATCTTGTTGCTTTTTCTCTTTTGCAATTCTTCGAAGAAAGGCATACCAAGTAATTTGTGTAAAATATGCAAATGCGTTTGGTTTTCCAGTGCGAGTAGCTGCTTCAATATCATAGTTCTCGATAGCTTTTAAACAATTCTCAACTGCATCCATGACCATCTCTTCGCGATATGTGTAGCGAATAAAATTAGATTTGTGTGACAAACCTTCAGCGATTCGTAAGAAACACTGAGCAATGTAATCAGGCACAATAGGCAGAACTTGGGAATTCTTTTTAGCTTCTTGAACAGTAGATACATAATCGACTACTGCTTGTGAAAATTCGGCGTTATTTACATAATGGATACTAGCTCTTTTTGAACGTGCCATTATTATTCTCCTTCATAATATAGGTTATTATACCACAGTGGGCGTCAAATGTAAACAGTTATTTTTTTATTTCTATTTTGCGTTTTAAGCATGTACAAAAGCTTATTTATATGGTATAATAAAGCATGCTTTGAGGGAAGAGATAGACCTATAAATAAACCGCGTCAATGCATTGTATCCTTATCTTTAAGCTTAAATCTAATAATATTAGAATCACTAGAATCATCATCTGCAATGGCTCGTAGTGTGTCTTTTATATCCTCTTTATTTTTTTCAGCAAATTTGTAATCTAAATACGAATCCATCTCTTCTTCAGACATTTCATCAATATCTATTTCACTTAGAACCTCGTCTAAATTTAAGCTTTTTCTACCCTTACCTGAATTTTCAGCTTCTTTAAGTGCTTGTACATAATGCACTGCCAAGTCAGTCGAAGGATTCATTTGACCAACAATATGCAATGCATTTAATGTTTGCAAATCAGACACGTCTTCAGTAAATGACATCCATGGTTTGAATGAATAATATCGCACATTTCTTTCATAATCATCAACACACATAAGTTTTAGTACCTTGCGAATAACAAGATCTGGTTCTTCTTCAGTAGGCTCGTTCATAACTTCGCAAATAATTTCTTCGTCATTAGCTAATTTTAATTGTTTAAGATTTGTCATAGATTTACCTTATAAGTTCTATAATCAAATTGTTCTTTCTTATACATCTTAAGCCTTTCATAGGAATGTAATAAACAAAAATTTTGGCGTGACTGCCAACTCAAATCATCTGTAATATCATACAATTGCGTTATTGTACCATCACTGCTTTTTCTTAAACCTCTACCAATCGATTGTAATACTCTAATTTGCGACTTTGATGGAGAAGCAAATATTATGTTATGCAATTCTTTTATATTTATACCTGTGCTAAATGTTCCTAAAGAAGCTACAATTATAGCATCTTTCTGATTTTCTACAATACCTCGAATTGCTTCTCTATCAGAAGTTTGTGTGTCACCTGAAACAAAAAATACTTTTCTCGATGTATCTGCTTTATCTCGAATTGCATTAAAAAGCGGTTTACCATGTTTTTCTACGTAATTATATAATACTAAAGTATTACCTTTCATATCTATAGCTAAATTTTTAATAAAATTATTTCGTTTTTCGTGGGTTACAATGTAGTCGATTTCATCCTGATATGTTCGCGGACCAAATTCCTTACGTATTTTCTCTGCGTAATCAAGTACGATTCGTTTAATGGCGAGCTTAGCAAGAGTATCGTCATCTTGTAAGGCCTTTGTTGTGGTAACGCGGTATATTTTACCGAATAAACCTTGGAGTACGAGTTCATGTGTTTGGGCTCCATCTAATGTTCCTGTTGTTCCAAATCTAAATTCTGCTTCACTACATTTATTCATTATAGTCATTAAAGACTTTGATTTAAATCCGTGACATTCATCTCCGAATACACAACCAAACTGCTGAAACCATTGTGCTTGTAACCTATGCACTGATTGCCACGTGCTAACGATAATTCTTTTTTCAGTAGTTTTATCTTTTCCCGAATATATCCTGTGCACATTTGTTTCTACATCATATCCGTATTGCGCAAAATCGGAATACATTTGCTCAACTAAAGAAGTTGTAGGCACAATAATTAATATTTTTTTATTATAGGTTTCAAGATACCATCGCAGTAAAGCGTATATAATTAACGATTTTCCTGATCCTGTTGGGGAAAGAAGGATTGCTCTTTTTCGGGTAATCGCTTCTCCAACACAGTCAAACTGATAGGAACGAATGTCAAAAGGAAGATTAAGACTATCGACAAATACCTTAAGATCGGATGCATTGATGCGAATTCGTTCATTTGGATCACCGTATGCAGAAGGTTGCGGTTCTAATATGTATCCTCGCTTCTTGCAAAATTCTGCTAAATGATAAAATAAACCTGCAGGTAATTCATTAGTAGATCTACTATATAATCTAATTTTACCATCCCACATACGATTACGAAAAGCTGGCATAAATTTATAACCAGGTACAAAAAATGAGAAAAACTCATTTAGTTCCTGACCTACGCCGCTATCGCAATCTATAAAAAGATTGGAATGATTTAACTTCCAGACTCGAATTGTTTCCATGAAATAATATTACGTATTGTTTGATGCCGCCATTTGAGATTATCTATAATCTCGGTTAATACCTCAATGAGGGTTTTATAGTATTGAATTTTTTCTTCTGACTTTTGTATATCTAAATCAGAATTATAATAATAGTCCATTTCACCTTTTAGAATCTTAAGTCCATCAGTCGGATCATATGTCCAACCAAGAGCATCCATTTTTTCTTTAGACATCTTACCATTATACCAAAGCCATTTATCACGCAACAATATTTTTTGTTGGTGTTCAGACTTCTTTAATTGCAATTTAGTTGTAGAAAGAAGAGAAAGATATTTAGAATGAAGCATCGGAGTAAGTCTCGAAGATTCATCTAATTTCATATTATCGATTTGGCTATCTTTAGCCCACATATCGTGTATTTTTTTAAGATCAAACATAATGTATATTATACCACAAAAAAGTCAATTTGTACAATTAAAAATTATACCAGTTCAAAATAATTAAATCTAAAAGCTGCATTAAAAACAATAAATTCTGTACCTTGTGCAGTTGATTCAAATACTATATCGCCTAAAGAAATAGGCACACAATCTATATATCTTACTTGTTTAGTTAAATTATTATGGCTTGACAAAATAGAAAGAGTCACATCAGCATACGTAGGCGTAGGTTGCATAGCATTCCCCCGCCTCTGCGCCCGGGTAGGCACAGCTGTATCTAAATTAGTATCCAATAATCTACGCATCCAATCAAACATTTCTGAATAACCTTTTAAATTTTCATCTAAAATGACATTACAAGATAATTCATTAAATGTTAATTTATCGCCAGGAAATGGTACACCAGCTACTTTCTGATATGGCATTTCGACTGAACTCATAATCATACCAGGATGTGTTACATTTTGGCAGAAAAACTCTAGATTAGGATAATTACGCCTATCAATTGTCAGTTTAAAACTGGTAGGTTGTAAGTAGTTAAAATTTTCTGTTAAATTAGCCATATCTCTATTTATACAAGTTAGAAAGAAAAATGGGCAGCCGAAGCTGCCCAAGTTTTATTAGTGTTATTGCGATCTATGCGCCGAGGATGTTGTCGACACGGAAGATTCTGTAGTATTGGTTAGTCTTAGCTGTTGCAAGACCATCAGCAGGAGCTGCACCAACGAATGGGTTTGAGACCATGCCGTAGCGAGTCTTAAAGCCAATCTTCGGCTGGAATGTATCCTCACCAACTGCACGTACCATTGTTAGTGGAACGTATGGGCAATAGAATACACCTGCGTCATATGGGTTTGTGCCCTTATAACCAACGTTGATGTAATCACCAGTTGCATATGGGTCAATGTAGACTCTCATGCGACCGTTGAGTGTACCAGCAAATGTGTTGCCAGTGTCATCTACGTTCAAGTTAGTATTCATTGCTGGAGCGTAGTCAAGCATACCTGAAGCAGCAAGTGCTGAAGCTACGTCAGATGAACAGATAGCAAAGTTACCTTTTCCTCTACGTGTTTCTTTAGCAATTGTGTTAGCTTCGCGCTCGATCTGAAGAATCAGACCTTTGAACTTCTCAACTGACCAACGACCATCGGCATCTGTTTGTACGTCGAAGATACCATTGATTGCTGTGTTAGATGTACCTGCACCGGTTTTTGCCTGTGAGTTAATGGTACGAATAACTTCGCGGTTGATTTCAGCCATGATCTCAGTTGACAGAATGTTAGCCAACTCAGTTTCAGCGTCAAGACCATGAATTGCTTTAAGGTCTTGTGCCAATTCCAAGCTGTATTCTGCTTTGAGTGCACGTGATTTGGCAGTAACAGTTGCCTTATCGATTGTGAAACCCATTTCAGCAAAAGCTTCTCCACCGGCTGCACCGAGTGCTTCAGCTTCTGGTGTTGTGTAAGCATCACCAGTTACTGGACCAGCACGCTCGTTGTTGATGCTTGAATCAGAGTTAGCATCAGTCAAACCGACGAGGCCTGATGGCTCGCCTTGAGCAGCTGCAGATGAATCACCTGAGAAGCCAACAGCGGCTTCTGCAAATAGTGCTTCATCACCATTTACTACACCAGCTTTAGTTGTCTTATAGCGTGACTTCATCGCGAAGATGAGACCAGTTGGACCTGACATTGGCTGAACGCCACAGATGTCATATGCCATAAGATTAGGCATTGCGCGACGGACAAGCGCGATGAGAACTGGATTCCAGTTATCAGCTGCACCGCCAGAAGCCACAGTACCTGCGCCGGCTGCGTTAGTTGGAGTCTCCATGAGGCCTTGCTCACGAAGGGCGATTTCTTGGTTTTCTAGAATTGCTGCAGTAACAGCTTTTCTGTGACGATCAGTAATAGTACCAGCTGATTCTTCGTTCAGTACCGGTGCCCATTTCTCGATCAGAGTATCATAGGATTGCATTTTGGACTCCCAATTATTTGTTCGATTGTTTGATTGCATTTAGATACTGTTCCATTGCTGAAGAAACATTTACTGGATCAGATCCATCATCGTCTTCTACAATATCAGCTGTATCAGTTACTTTTTTGGTGAAGTATGATTCTTTGATTTGAACGACTTTCGTAGAGAAAGTGTCCCAATCTTCGAAGTCAAGATCTTCGGCCAACTTCATAAGTTTTTCAACTTGAGTTTCGGCGAGATCAGAAGCATGTTCACGCACAATTTTTTCGCGCTGTAAGTCTTCTAATTCACCCTGCATTTCGATTGACTTAGCAGTTGTTTCGTTAAGAGCTGTTTCCAGTTCTTCAACACTTTCTGCCAATTCATCAACGAGATCAACTTTTGATTCTGGTACTTCGATGTAAGACTCAGTGAACAAATCTTTCAAGTTGTTCATAAATCCTTCAGCGATTTCTGTACGCAAACCAGACTGGACGGCAAGTTTATTTTCTTCCATCCAATTCTCAACTACGTAGTTTAAGTAGCTGTCGACCTTTTCAACGAGTTCTGCTTTAGTAGTAGCAACTTCTTCAGCAAGTTCTTCGTCGTACTTCTCTTCAAGACGATCAATTTCTTCAGCTAATTTTGATTTAATAGCTGCTTCAAAGATTGTCTCTGCTTTACCCTTGAACTCATCAGAAAGAGTTGCCTCTTCTGCGACGAGTGCATTAAGATCTTCTGAAAAATCAATATTGACATCGAGTTCTGGAGTTTCAGCAATTGCTGTAACTGCATCTTCGTCAACATTAAATCCTTCCATGTAAGCTGCTTTCAATTGCTCTCTTGACATTTTCTGCAGTTTACCCATCATGCCAGCCATTAGTGCGGCTTTTGTCTTAGGCATCGGATCTTGTTTTGTTTGATCACCTTTACGCTTTGGTGCAGTACCTGTAGCTTCACCTGCTTTATCAACAGATGCTATAGACTGTGCCTCAGCGTTTTTTGGATCATGAGTTTGAGCTTCCACGATTTCGTTCTCGTCATCATGGAGTTCAATTTCTTGATTTTCTTCAGTCATAATTGACTCCTTTTTTATTTAGTTTTGAGCAACGAGAGGAAATTCTTAAACTCACGAACCTGTGTCTCATAGAGATCAGCACGAGGAGCTTTCTTAATTTCGGTCTCCATTCTTTCAATAGTTTGTGCTTCGATAATACCGTTGTTCCATACCCACTCAACACCTTCCATAACTCCATTAACAAATGCGCTAGGTGCCGATGGATCCTGAACAATATCTACTGCATTGAGTAGAAAATCATCCTTGACGATCATTGCGTTATTACCTCGTTCCAAACTTCCCATACCACGAGTCGAGACTCCTAAGTTGATACCGCCATCGAGCAAACCGCGAACGATCATGCCCATTGGTGTTTCCAAAATAGTAGCCTTACCCACAACATCGTTACCTTTCCAATCAAGGGATTCGATTTTGTGAGAAACTTTGTCTAAGTTAACAGTCGGTCCTTCAGGGTGATTTAGTTCACCTACAGCTCGGCCCTTGGAAACTTGTTCAGTTACATATTTGCTAACTGCATTTTCCATAATTGGCTTCGGATATATTCGACCGTTACGATTCTTTGTTTCTGCTTGCATGAATACACCTTCAATGGAATATTTCTTTCCACCATCAGCCTTTGCTTCTGTTAAGACCTCGAGATGATCTTCGTTGTATTCAGCAATCAGTTTCATTTTTTAGATACCTTTATAAATTCTGCGCCGGCTTTTTTAGCCATTCCTAGAGATGGATAAGTATCTAACTTCTCCATGTCTATATAGGTAACAAATTTTCCCTTTTCTTTATGCACCATTAGATGATTTTTTCCGATTTTAGTATCGAAAACATGTTCACCGGCTGGCATACCTTTTTTTCTTAATTCGCTAAAAGTTCTCATTTGTTACCTTTATTTATACTTTTATTACTTTTCATCTTCGATTTCGTCTAACATTTCTTCAACTTCTTCATCAGTTACGTCATCCACATCGTCATCTTCTTCTTCGACTTCGTCATCTTCCTCATCTCCCGATTCATCGGCTTCAGACTCGCCCTCTGTTTCAAGGTCAAGTTCGAGCTGATCAATACCATCTTCATCCCCCACGACGTCATCATCATTATCGTCATCTGATGCTCCATTAAAAATTTGATCTGCTAATCTAATTTTTTCTTGATCTAATAAATCATCTAATTTAATAGTCATCATACTACCAAAGGTCTTATTGGCTTTATTATAATCTTGATCTAAGGCTTGTTGAATAAGCTCTTGAGCTGATGGCCATTCAGGCTGTTGGGTTTCTACTTCACTCACTGTCATCTCCTTGTACAGGTTTTAATTCAAATTTTTGAGCTGCTGGTTGTGCTGCTTGCTGCTCTTCTTCATCTGGTTCTTCTTCTGCTTCACCATTTATTTCTTTTGCCATATTATTAATATCTTCATCAGAAAGCATTAATACATTTTTCTGAATCCATTCTTTAGAATAGTATTCGCCAACATAATTAGACATAAGATCAAGCGTCTGTAATCTTTCTCTTAGTATTTCTGCATCACGTAATTCAGTAAAATGATTATCACGAATGTAATCAACTGTAATATCGTTTTTCCAATCTTCCCAATCTTCTTCAGTAATAATTCCTTTAATTATCAATTGCTTTTTTAATATGCCATAGAATAAATGAGCAAATCTCATTCTGATTCTATCAATAAACTTTTGGAATTTTAACTCATCACGATTAACTTCAGTAGATCTACCTAAACTAAATTGCTGTTCTTGTTCTAATCTATTAATAGGTACATTTAATGAACGATAAACTTTTTTCTGAAAATAAATAATATCTTCAATTTGGCCTAGATTTTCACCGCCAGGCAATGTACTAATTTCAGTACCCTTACCGCCTTCACGGCGTGGCAACCAAAAATCTTCAAGCATTGACATATGTTTACGATCATCTTTAATTTGACCAGTTGCTGCATCGTACACGAGCTTATTACGATACTTAGTCATAATACTTTTCATATATTCTTCTGATTTACCACGAGGCATATTGCCGACATCAATATAGAATATGCGACGCTCAGGCGCCCGCGCAAGACGATAGATAACTAAAGAGTCTTCCATCATACGCAACTGATTAATAGGCTTTAAAGCTTTATGCAAGTAAGAAACGATTTTCTTGCGATCTTCTGTCAATAACCCTGAAGTTACGTAACTTACTGAATCTGATGTCATTTTTATACCTGATGTTGAACTACCAGGTTTTTCTTGAAAGATAAAAAATTCTTCAGTTTTTTCAACTATTTTAGCACCAGTAATAGGATCTTTTTTAGTTTTTACTTTTTTAATCTTGCGCATCTTAGCAGCATCGATTGGGCGTATTTCTTGGATACCCTCTTTTGGATTATCTTCATTCACGACTAAGTGATGGTAAATTCTACCATCAACGTACCATCTTCTAAAAATATCGTGACCTAATTCTTTAAAATTAAGCATACCATAAATGTCATCAAATTCTTGTTTAATAACTTTTTTAATTCTGTCTGGAGCTTTAACATCGTCTAAGTTAAGATCTAATGTTTGTTCCATTTGAGCACCAGTAATAGACTCATTTACAATATCTTCAATGGCAGCATCAACTTCTGGATGCATCGCATTACCTCGATATTTCATAATCAATTGATAATTATCTTTTGAGTCGTCACCATCTAAATTTAGATATTGACCATAATGTGTACCTGATGCAGTTTGATAGCTTCCGCCCTCGTCATCACGCGGAGGCACAATAGAAGGAAGTTTTTCTGCTTCTTTCTTTTTTGAACGTTTGATTTCAAACCCAAAGAGTTTGATACCTTCGCTATTTCCTGCTTCTTCAGCCATTTCACTTCCTTATAAAAAATAGTAAGAGAGGCAGCAGAACCGCCTCTCTTTATTTATCTAGCTTGTTGTGTTCGACTCGAAGTACTGATATGCAAATGTAACTTGAAATCTCTCAATTTCGTCGTTCGAACTATATGCAAGATCGATCGGTGACAGATCTTGAGGAAATGAACCTCTAAAGGTGTAAGTCTTGAGAACTCCACCATCACGATCTAATTGATCAACCTTAAGATCAGCTTCGTATGCAATTGGTGATGAAAGACCAGTATTAGCACTATGTGCATTCATACCGTTCATCCATCTTTCCATCGCATCACGAATTGCAAAGTCAGTATCATTAATGATTGTTACTGTCCATGCATCGAATGTACGATCACCGGCCATTTTTAATTGTCTGCCACGGAATGGCACAATAATTTGTCCCATTGTGGAGCCTGGTAACTGTGCAGTTTCACACAAGAATGATGTTAATTCAGCATCACCGTTTGCGTAACCAGGAAAATTAATAGTAGCCTTAAAGAGGTTAGGACGAGCACCGCCGCCTCTCAGTTTTGACTTAAAGTCATCTACGCCGAGAATTGCCATTGTACGTTACCTCCTTAAACCGTGCCAACAACTTCTTCGAAGTCAACACCGGATCTAACAGCTACAAAATTAAGTGTAATGTAGTTGATTGATCGTGCTGGCTTGATGAAGATGTTCGCTATAAATTCATTGCGGTCAACGATTGCTGGAGTATTATTTGTTTCGTCACAGACAACTCTAAAGTCTGTAATACCGCGACGACCGCGTACTTCTCTTAGTACTGGCTCTACGATATTAACAAATTCTGCTCTAGTAAATTCATCGTTGAATTCGAATAGTGCTTGCTCAGCTGCTCTACCGATTGCACGCTCAAGTACCAAGAACAAGCGACGTACATTAATACGATCGAATGCAGATGGTCTACCTAGTTTTGTCTTATCGCCGAATAGCAATGAGCCTTGACCTGGAATGTTTGCAATTGGATTTACACTTGCTTTATACAGTGTATCACGCTGTGCTTTTGTTGGAGTCCATGCGAGAGCAGTGATTCCAAGATATTGACCACGACGTGAACCAGCTGGCGAAAACCAAGGTGCACGATTGAGATCAGTAGCAGCCATAATACCTGCTGTACTTGAAGCAGCCGGAATATTAATATATTGATCATTAAACTTATCGTAAACTTTCAAGAAATTACCATCCATAACGAGGTATGATGAATTTGTGAAAGATGCGGCAGTTGTAGTGATATTGTTTGTGATGGTAGCTGCATTAGTTAAGCCAACTACATCAGTACGTGCAGGAGATGCGCATACTACACAATCTTTTCTTAGTGATTGTGCTGTTGTAATGAGATCATTAACAACTGTAGTTTGATCAGTGCGGCTATTCATACTTGGTGAAATCATGAAATCAACTTCGACAATGTCTCTATCTTCAAAGAGATCATGGCCATTCAAAACTTCTGTAGTTGTCAATAAACCAGAATTTACACCAGAATCAAAGTTATATGCGTGACCAGATGTAGGGTTATTAATTAAGAAGTTTGAACCAGAAACAGCAGCTGCACCCGCGGCGGTAACTGCAGTTTGTTTTAGATCTGAATCAAAATCTACCATGTAGACATATTCAGATCTTGTGTTGATAATTGATTTAGCAAAGTTTGTTGTGCCATCAGGGTTTGTAGCATTTTGAGCTACTGATACAAATGGATAAGTTTCAAGAACTTGACCTCTTGTTCCAGTTAACAAACCTTCTTGGTCAATAACTACAACATGCATTTCGTCATTTGTAGCATTTACATCGGTCGCAAATGGTGATGTGCCTGGAGCTCCATCAAAATTGCCTGCATAAGTCCAATTAGAAAAGCGACCTGCAGAATCGACAGCTGGAAGTAAGTTAACAGAAATACTGTTACCGAGTTCTCCAGGATATCGTGCTACGAATGTATGCTTATCAGAGTCCAAGCTATTTACTTGGGCATCAAAAGCATTTTTATTGTTTACTGTTGGCGTTCCGCTAAAGCTTATTGGTTTAGCGGGACCTTGTAATGTTGAGGAGTAGGCATTTTTAGCAGCAGCAGTTGCTTCGCGCACAACAAGCATAGAGCTTGAATAGCGAAGAAAATAGGCTGTTGAATGCCAATCGATGGTGTTGTCAGAGTCAGGCGAGGCAAAGTTACTCACGAGTTCAGCTTCATTAGCTACTCGTACTCTTTCTCCGACTGGACCCCACCGAAAATTACCCACAATTGCGCCAGTAGTTGACTGAACGTTAGGAACGCCACCAGTCAGATCTATCTCTTTGACGACAACCGCTGGTGATTCAGACGGTGTACCTAGTGCCATTTTTTTATCTTCCTTGTTAAAATTATATGAATCATAATACGAACAGTCAATTTACAGTGTTATTTATAATATTATAAATTTGGATCGTATTCAATGGCCCATTCACTATTTTTATCTTCTTGGTCTAATTGATTCATATATTCTGACCCATCGTCTATAAATCCAAATGGAACTATATCTTCGTCTATTTCTTTCATTCTATCAGAAAACATTAGTTTTTTCATATTAATGTTTGTCATATCAAGAAAATATCCGCCTGTACTAAAATATCCGAACATAACTAAATTCATCATTAGATCGTCATGATTTCCATCTGAAGCTTCGTATGATTGCCCACGAGCTTCAAAAGTAGACATTTCTAAAATAGTTTGTTCATCTACAATATCAAGTTTGCCGGTTTCAACTATATCTTTAATAGCTGAACAACCCAATCTTTTTGTTTTTCTAGTGATTTCAATTCCTAAAGCATTTGCTTTTATCGCAGATTCAACATGAACATTTTCGTATTCAAGATCGTGCCATAATCCATTACATACTACTGAACCTTGATCGTTTGATTCTACTACCACATAAGCTTCATTGTAGGATTTCGCGTATTTATATATAATGTTTGGGAAGAGTAATGGAGAGATAGTGTTGTTGCGATATACAGCAACCTGTGCAAACGGAGTTACGCTAATATCGATTAAATTAAAAGTAGAATAATCCTGACCTCTTCCCTTCGAAACATCAACTGTCATTATATAAGAATGTTTTTCTTTTGTCTCTTGATATATTTTTAAGAGACCGCCTTCTAATGTTCTAATAGGATTTTTAGTTCTTAAACCCATTAATGTTTCAGCATTAAT